AACCCGAACAGCGGCGGCGACGCTATGGCCGGCATGAAAGGCACAGGGTCTTTATCTTCCACCGACCTACCTATCAGGAAACTAAAACTAGAATTTAACGACAAACAAATCGTTACGCAGGCACAAATAACAAGAACCGGCGGCACTTCACAATTTTCTTATGATGACACCGTTTCACAAACCTACGGCCCGCGCTCAATAGGAATGTCAGATTTACCTTTTACCAGCGACACACAAAGCCTGAACTATGCCGAATACTTCACAAAACGTTTTAACACAGCCTCTTTTGTGCCGTCTGAATTTGAGATAACAGGGTCGATGATTGAATCAGCCGCCAACAATTCGGCGTTAGATGGTGTAAAAACTTTACTGCACCAGAACAGCCACGTTTACGGAGCGTTATTTAAACCAACATCTATTTCATGGACCGGAGCGGGTAGCACTTCCAACACGGCGTTAGTTGCCCCTGTTAGACTGCGTTTATCAGTTAAACCTGAAGATTGGGTAATGAAAATACTTTGCGTAGACGCGGCTAGTAACATGGGTTTCGTATTAGATAGCACCCAATTAGGGGTTTTAGACCAGAACAGGATTACATAACATGGCATTTTCATCAGGCGAAGTTTTAACCGCCGCTAACTTAAACGACTTAAACATTACTTCTATTACCACTACTGGCGCTTCAACATTCAAAGCCGATCAAGACATCACCGATTTCACAGATGACACTAGAGGAATTGTGACGCTATATAACAGCGATGGCGCGGTGGACGATTTCACTTGTCTTGATTTTGATGGGAATAGTACGGACCCAGCCGCACGCATTGGTATGAAATACACAGGCGCGGGTTCTGAACTTCATTTTGGTACTTCTAATTCTTACGCTAGTGGCATAACAAATGACGCAATGATAATAAGCCCTATAGGGCATATTGGTGTAGGTGTGACGCCTAACGCTAACCGTCAATTAGCGGTCACTTCAGACGCCGGCGGTGTCTTATCCTATGAGTTTCACAATAACCGCGACGTTGCCTCAGCCGGCGTGTACGGCGGTATTCTTCGCATCGGTAACAACAGCACCGCGCCCGATACCGGCGATTATTGGATTTTGATCCGCAAAGGCGACAGCACCACAATCGGAAGTATTCGCGGCACCGGCGGGAATAGCGTTAATTTCTCTACAACATCAGATCAAACCTTAAAAAATGATTTAGGCGACGCAGGCGATGTTTCTTCCATAATTGACGATCTGAAAATCCATAAGTTCACGTGGAAAGATTCACCCGACGCAGGCGAACAATTAGGTTTATTTGCTCAAGAAGCAATACTAGTTGATGGTATGCCGAAAGGAATTATCGCAGAACCAGCAACAGTGAAAGAATTAGAAACTAATCCCGACACCGGCGAAGAAGAAGAAGTTGAAAGATACTTGCCGGCTTCGCTTGATTACGGAAAACTTGTACCGTTGTTAATACAAGAAGTTAAAAGTTTACGGCAACGAGTCGCCACTTTGGAGGCTTAAAAATGGCTGATCTACCAAAAACTAGTAAATGGGTGCGTTTAACAGAGCTTCACCCTAAATTTATTGAACGTTTAGAACACCTTTTACTGCATGATGACAGGGTTAAAGGCAGAGCTAAGATCGTCAGTGGATGTCGCACCTACCAGCAACAGAAAGAACTTTACAGAAAATACAAGGCCGGCACGGGAAATCTGGCCGCTAACCCTGATAGACGTTTCGGGCCTAACAACAAGTTTCGCGGGTCTTGGCATTTAGAGCAAGAAGATGGCTACGCGTACGCCGTCGATATTCGTTTAAGCGGTTTAAGTTGGACAGATTTTCACGCTATAGCCAAAGAATACGGCATATTAAAAACAGTGCCTAGCGAGAATTGGCACATGCAACCTTACGGTTACCTGAACGGTAAATGGCAATGGTTCCCCGCACCGGCTATGAAGGGTAAAGAAGATAAAACCCTAACTAAAGCACCACCGCCACCAGCACCCGCGATAGTAGCTAAAACTATGCCTACGGTACGCAGGGGCAGCAGGGGCGAACACGTGAAGGTCATGCAAAAGAAACTAACTGATTTAGGTTTCAGGGTTTCTAAACACCCGAAAAAATCAGGCATAGACGGTATAGCGGGCCGTATGACTATCGC